GTATTCAACAAGTACGGCATTGACCCATCTAGCGTTGGTATCAAGTTCGAAGAAGAAGCACCTGCGGCAGAGCCGGCAACTGAGTTGCAGTTCGCAGTGGAAGGCACTTTGAGCGATGGTACTAAAATCTATTCTACCGCAAGTGAATGGACGGTAGGCGTAGACATCTACACTCAAGACGCTGAAGGCAATCCAGTACCCGTGCCTGCGGGTGAATACATCCTTGAGGATGGTGTCACCAAAGTGGTAGTAGGCGAAGATGGTCTAATTGCTGAACTCGAGCGCGAAGAGCAATCAACTGAAATGAGCAGCGAAGACCTCGTGTCTGTTATCAGCACACTGAGCGAACAAATCGCTGCGCAAAACACTCGCATTGCTGCGCTTGAAGGCGAAAAGACTGAACTATCTGCTGCACTTGCATCAGTAAAAACTGAACTCGCGTCAGTTAAGAAAGCACCTGCTGTACCTTCAGTTAAGTCACAAGAATTTAAAAAGAATGCCGCACCTGTGGTTGCATCGAATGGTAACTCATTCAGCGACTTCATGGAAGGTCTTCGTGCTAAACAAGTAAATTAATTCACCTCATAAATTTTATTTAAAAATGCCAACAACAACTTCACTCACCACCACCTATGCAGGTGAATTAGCTGGTGAAATCGTAGCAAAAGCTTTGTTGTCTAACGTGTCTGCGCAATACGTGACAATGAAGCCAAACGTGCCTTACAAATCAGTAGCACGTAAAATTGATGACACTGTAACTTTCGCGGCAGGCACTTGTGATTTCACCCCAACAGGTACAATCACTTTGACTGAGCGCATTTTGACTTTGGAAGAATTCCAAGTTCAACGCCAAATCTGTAAGAAGGATTTCTTTACAGACTGGTCTACTGCTGATGTAATGAGTGGTCGTGTAAACACACAAATTCAGGACGCAATCATTGAGCGCATCGTTGGTGGTATTGCTGCCAACAACGAATCAGTAATGTGGAATGGTGTTAATGCAACAGCTGGTCAGTATGATGGTTTCTTGACTTTGATCAAGGCAGCTGGTTCAGGTGCTGTATCTGCGGGTTCAGGCGCAATCACTGCGGGTAACATCATTGCTACCATTTGGGACATCATCAACACTGCTTCAACCGCTGTTAAAGGTGCTGCTGAAAAGCCTGCACTTTACATGGGACAGGCTGCATGGGAAAAGTACATGGAAGCACAAATTGCTGCAGGCAACGGTTGGTATTTGACCGCCGGCCCTGAAGTTGCTCGTCGCTTCGTTGGAATGTACGAAATCTACGTTTGTCCGGGTATGGCTGCTGACAACATCGTGTTTTCACAAAAGTCAAACTTGTGGATGGGAACATGGCAAGAGAACCAAATGAACGAAGTGTTCATCTTGGACATGCAGAACTTGGATGGTTCACAAAACGTACGTTACGGCGCACGCTTCTACCTCGGAGCGCAGATTGCAGTTGGTGAAGACATCACCTACTGGGGAGCATAATTAATAATCAAGGGGGTGTAACAGCCCCCTTTTAAAACTATACAAAATGGCTTGTGAATTAAATAGAGGTTTTAGCCTCGGGTGCCTCGAAGGTATCGGTGGGGTCAAAGAGGTTCTTATTGCTAACTACGCAGACTTTGAAACAGGTATTACCTATGGTGGTACCGATGGCGAAGTGGATGGATTGCCAGGCACTGCCCTTGCTCCTGTGACCATCTATCGTTACGTTCCTTTCCGTAACTCAGGTTCATACATTGAGACCGTTAACAAAAACTTGGAAACAGGTACATTGTTTTTCTCTCAAGAAGTTGGATGGACTTTCGGTAAGTTGAATCAAGAAATGCGCAACGAGTTTTTGAATGTTGCAAAGGCAAAAATGATTGTGTTTGTTCGCACGAACGATGACCAAATACTTTTGGTTGGTGCAGGTGAGGGAGCGCAGATGACCGCGGGTACTGTACAATCGGGTGCGCAAAAGGCAGATTTGATGGGTTATCAAGTGACTACAATTGCAGAAGAGCTTGCTCCTGCTGTACACCTTGAGCCATTCACATCTGTGCCTTTCGATAACTTTCCCGGCATTCAAGTAAGCCCTGCTTACTAAGAATTGTTTTCCGTTGTGTTCTTGTTGTATTAAAGGGGGCAGGTTTACACTTGCCCCTTTTTCAAATAAAGTCAATGATCTATCTTCAAACAAATACACCAGACCAACAAGTGTTCTTATCACTTGACGAAGCACGGCAATACTTTGCTACACCCTTCACAAACTACCTTTTAATCTTAACGCACGAAGAGAATAGCACCACGGGCAATGACCTTGCACAAGTTGCGGTCATCGTTAATGAAAACGTGCGCATAACGGAACTTGAAATTACCACAGTTGGCCTTACATTAGCAGGCAGATATAGGTATGAAGTATACGGACAAAATTCTGCAAGCAATACTGACCCGACAAGTGGTCTTGTTATTGGTTTGTGCCAGCGTGGATATGCTGTATTAAATCAGAATACAACGTGGTTTGATGTGCCTGTAGTAACCATACCAAATGACATCATCTATGAACCATAACGAATCGAATATAGTATCACTGAAGCTTAGCGAATACGTTGCTAAGTCGGATGCGGAAAAAGTAGACCGCAAAGGTTGGGTTAACTACGGTGACCAAAACGACTTTCCGCAATACCTGCGCGACCTTGCGCACGAATCACCCGTACATGGTAGCTTGGTTGTTGCCATTGGTGACATGATAGCCGGCAAAGGTATTCAGTCGGAGCAATATCAGGCAGAACTTGACGCACTCAACATCGATACTTTGACCTATGCATGCGCGCATGACCTCAAGTTGTTTGGTGGTTTTTATATCGAAGTGATTTGGAGCAACGACCGCACGGTGATTAGCAAGCTAAACGCGATACCATTTGAAGAGTGCCGCATTGCAATCAATCAGGATGATGATAGTGAGATAGGAATCTTTCACAGCTACGATTGGTCGAACACACGCAAGAAAAGAAACACGCCTGAGTTCATTCCCAAGTATAACTATCTAACACGCGAAGCAGAACCACGCCAAATCTATTGGTGCTTCACCTACACAGGCAGCGACGTGTACCCACGCCCCGACTACTGGAGTGCGATTAACTACATCGAGTTGGACAAGCAGATTTCAATCTTCCATATCAACCAAATTTCAAACGGTCTTTTTCCATCGACCATTATCAACTTCTACAATGGACAGGCAACGCCTGAGCAGAAGCAGCAGATGATGATGGATTGGGAAAACAAGATGAGTGGCGCACGCAATGCAGGTAAGGTTGTGATGTTCTTCAACGAGCGCGACCAACCAAAGACCGAGGTTACGCCATTCCCTGTTAACGATGCGGATAAGCAGTATCAACTTATGAATGATACGGCAACGCAAAAGATTATCACATCGCATCGCGTTACTACGCCACTTCTTTTTGGTATTCGTGAGAACACAGGATTTGGTTCAAACAAAGATGAGATGGCTACAGGTCTTGAGATATTCAACAACCAAGTGATTGAGCCGTATCAAACCAAAATAAATTCTAGTCTTGAGGAGCTATTGAGCAATCAAATGCCGGGTGTTACTTTCGAAATAATTCCAAATACACCACTTGCAATTGAGCAGGCAGAAGTAGTTGTGGATACCACAGGTGGTGCTACGGCTGATGTCGCTGCAACAGCCTTGAATGGTGCGCAGATTAGTTCACTCGTTGACATTGTGATGCAAAGTTCAGCAGGGGCTGTGCCTGTGTCAAGTGCAAAGGCAATCGTGCAAGCTGCATTCCCAACACTACCTGCTACGACTATCGATGCAATCTTTGCCGATGTGGTTAGCGGTTCGCTGCAACCGACTGAAGTCATTATGAATGACGGAAAAAAAAAAGATGATAGCACAGTAGGCGATGCGTTAATAGCATTAGGCGAAGATGCAAAGGAAGAATGGTTACTCATTGATGCCTACAACGCAGATGAAGAAATTGAACATGAGTTTGCGGTGCGCACAGGAGCGGCACGACCTGCGGCAAAGAGCG